GCTTAATATTGACCTATACAAAAGCAATCGAAAGCGCGCGCCGGCTGTAGTGGTTATCCCTAGAAGAAAAGCCGGTTTCAATCAATTAGAAATGATTTGTATTTTTTACACCTTCGGCAATCTCAATCGTTTACAATCAATCAAATAAAGCATTTAAGCCTATTTCAAAGCTATCTAATGAACTATATTATTTAATTGATATTAGGATACCACCGAGCATAAGAAAAGCCCTTAAACGGGCTTATATAGGCTTTATTGCTTAGGCTATGTATTGCGGGCTATATTTGTGGGCTTATTGGGTAGCCTCTAACAGCTTTTAAGCGGTTCAAAGGTGTTGACCTATAGCCAATAAAAAAGCCCGCATAAAGCGGGCTTAAAATCAATCAATTTAAGAGTATCTTACCACGTCGAGGCGGTGCCGTCAGTTTCTCTAAGTGTGTGTGTAGTATCTGAATTATTTTCATTACTCAAGTAATACATGACGTCATTCTCATTATAATAATGGAAGGTATCCATGAATGGCGAATTGTACGTATCTAATTCATTAATTTCTATATCCATGTATAGATTTTCTTTTTCACCTGTTGTAGGATTCACGAACTCCGACGTATTGGAGTAGTTTTGCTCGTACTTGTAGTAGTAGCCTTGACCTTTAGCGAACTCAATAAACTTGAGTACGTTAGCATCTGTACCATATATCCTATCCATCACCATCTTACCGCAAGCGGTAGACCACAACAAAGCGCGCGCAATTAGTTCACCATCGCAGTTAAGCGAATAAAGTACCTTACAATTTTCGGAACTGCTGAGGTCTTGATAAAATTCACTTTTACCCCTCATGCAAGAATCTGCAAGCGTGCCACATTCGGAGCGCGTGCCATGATTGAGCGCGTAAACCTCAGCAACGTTACCACTTGTTAAAATCTCAATAGGGGCAAATTGTGATTTTATCCGGTTTGTGATAGCTTCAACGTTCGAATCACTTAAACCCATATTTAAAACATCGTTACAGATACTGCGAACGGCTTTACCTATTTTAATTTGTTGGAATGCCCTTGTATACTTGCTTCCATCCTCTAAGAATAGCAAAGGTTTATTTGCGGGGTTAAAAGTAGCTATACAAGCATCGTTGAAAGTATAATTTGAAGTCATTTCATTAGTAGAATATTGTAGCGCGTGTTCTAAATTATTGCTATTGTAAAATATATCATCGTCCGGATTCATCACGTCTGTAATGGCTCTAGATAATACGTTTTTAGAATCTACTAAGTGCCGTTGTGAACGTTGCTTAATGGCAATGTAAAGCCCTTTCAAGGGATAACGCCTTGAATATAGTTCATACCCTCTATTAGTCATCATTGGAACATTAAGAAAATCACCGTCTATACTCATGGCTTCGATAGTGCTTCTATTGTCAATATGGGTATAATCTGCAAAATTGCCATAGTATAGATAAATACTGCACCGGGTAGATTTTGCTTTTTTAATCGTTTCGGCTAAATGCTTGATTGAAGCGGTAGTGTTTAAGTTACTCATAATTAGATAATTAAGTTAAAAATTAAGGTTAAAAATACGGGCATTGCCCACTGCTAATATAATGAACGTACTATAATATACAAAAAAACTTTTGATTTTGCACTATTGACAAGGGGGTTGAATACATCGTATCTTTGTGTGAAATATGGCTATTGTATCATATTGTTACAATAGGCTTAAAAATCAAGCTTTGCTATTGTATTATATTGTTACAATAGGAGCGTATTTTTATACCGCCACATAGTCAAAATGTAGTGGTGTTCTAGCTTGCCGGCTAGGGTAAATTTACCTATACAACCGGTACAGCCCGACCTATACACAGCCCGCGCAAATTTTGCGCGAAAATGGCCAGAGAAACCAAATTCAAGGGGGGTACTATGTTAAAGAGGGAGGGTACTATGTTAAAGAGGGAGAACCCTACTATGTTAAAGAGGAAAATAAAATCCGGAGAGACCCCTACTATGTTAAAGAGGGAAAAAATTTTTTCGACTTGCCTTTTTTGATTCACCAGAAAATAAAAAAAAGAGCGGCTTGATGCCGCTCCTTTCGAAACATAACTAAAAATAAAAGTAACTATGAACTACTTTATTCTGTTAGATTTCTTCTTGAGGTTATAATTGTAAACCTCAACTATCTGCCTGTAGACTTCCGACTCTCTGGTTCTCTTATAGAACTCTCTCTTCCTACATTGTTCTAAGAATAGAGATACGTCGAAGTTCGGGTTGTTCTGCATAATCAATTTCAAAGTAGTCGTAAAAGTGCGCTGTTTGAAATAACTGTCTTTTAGGCTATCTACAACCTTACAGCCAATTTCCAGAACTTTTCTACCGAAAGGGTCATACTCAAAGTCTCCGGAAGCAACTCCAGAGGCAAAGCCTCCTTTACGCTTAGAGAACACACTACCTACTACTGCGGGGCTAAATTTAAAGGACCAAAAATCGATTTCCTCTTTTAGTCGAGTAATTTCTCTATGACCCATCTCGACTTTATTCTCGATGTGGTCAATAGGCTCCCAATTCTTTCCGGTAGTATTTAGTTCTGCGGCTATTCTTTTAGCCTCATCATCATCCACATCTAAGACGTTGTAAGCAACAGGGAAATCGTGAGTTTTACAAACGTAAAGTCTATGTTGCCCGTCAATCACCTTGTAGTTTCTATTCACAAGTATTGGCTCTAAGTTTCCTCTCCGTCTAACCATCGAAGAAAGCAACTGCTTGTACTTAGATGAACTCAAATTAAGCTTTCTGTTTCCGTCAAGCTTTCTAAATAAATTGTAATCAAATGTCTGTTTGTTCATAATTTAAAGTTTTAGTTAAACATCATTTTCAATACAAAGATATGAACAAATGTTGAAATAACCAAATCTTATCAACTATCTAACTACATATCTGCCCAAAGACTTTCCTCTAACTAGATATTCTAACCCATATCTTATGGCATCTACAAAGTGATTGTAGTTATCAACCGGAGTAACCCCGCCTCTGTCTTTCCAAACATAATTATTGAACTCCTTCATAATCCCGTGAGATTGTTTGTCTACTATGATTTGATAGTCTTGCATCAAAGCGATGCCGGAAAGGATAGAACCCTTTTTCTTTACCGCCGGCTTTATGTTAATGTCCATCTTCTTCAGTTCTGTAATCAAACGACTCTCACTTGAGTCTCCAATGATTAAATCTGTACCGCAGAATTGTCTGTTCTTAAATGCAATATCTGAAGTGGTGAGTTGAGTCTCGCCAAAACATTCTCTAACCCACAACTGCTTCTTCTCGCTATCTACGGATAGCTGAACAAGCGTTGTCAAATCCTTGCTAAATCCAAAATCCTGTGCGAACACCGTGAGTTCTGGTTGCTGATAATCTCCAACCTTCCAATTCTTAATGATAACTCCTTCTGCCTTAGACAGCCAAGAACCGAGCATCTGGTGCATATACTTATCCGGCCTTTCCTTCTTCATTAAATTAATCTGCTTAACAAAAGAGTCGGATAGATTATCTACGTTATCCTTGTAAGTTGTGTGTATGTACGTAGCATCCTCAACAATGCCATTGTAGTTCTCCGGTATTCCTCTGGTCTCGTAAAAGCGCTTGTATATCCAATGCTCTTTACTTGTAGGATTCAATATTAAAATACATCTGTTTTGCTTGTTCTGAGTTCTAACCGAGAAATCAATCTTGTCAAATGTAGCCTCGTCGGTAAGTTCCTCCGCCTCGTCTACGCAAAACACCGAGATGTTATTTAGAGACTTCAGAGCGGCTGTTTGGTTGCCAGATGATGTTCGGATACCTTTGAATAAAATACTGCTCCCTGTGTGTAGATTTATTATCTCATCTTTGGTGATTCGAAATAAATCATTGTAGCCCATCATTTCAATCTTCTCGATAAACTCCGGTATGATTGAAGTGTTAGCCGCACTCATTGTATATCTTGTAAATAAAGCTTTAGTTCCTTCTTCGAATGTTAGGTTTAAAAGAAACACAGCAACCGCAAAAGATTTTCCGGACCCTCGACCCCCTACAATAATAAAGTATCGGGAAGGGTCTTGAAACAAAGGAACATACTTTGGCGCTATGTTTATCTGTGCTGATTTATTGTTCATCTTCTATATCTTCTGATTCGACATCTATTATCTCCTCTTCGACTTTAGACGGTTCTGTTGTTATAAAGTTAATTACCGGAGCAACCTTTCTTCCTTTATTGGAATTATCTACTTGTTCTCCGGCCTTGCCGTATGCGTATTCTAAAAGTAGTTTTAAATGAGGGAAGCTATCTTTGGCTTGTTCGGCAAGCATCGCTAAGGCTTCTTGCTCGCTACCAAAAACTTCCTTGATTGCATTTACGCTGTAGGTACTGATACGATTCTTTTTTGCATCGTTCATCTTTGCCGGCACACTTGTAATGTTGCCATCCAATTTAACCTTAGACGGTAGCCTTCGGTTGTACCTCCGGCCATCCGTCTTTTTTATCTCATCTGATTTTTTCTTCTTTGCCATTGTTTATTTTGTAAAGTCTAATCCAAGCATTCCAAACAGCATTAATGATATTCTTATGTGTATACTTATACTCACCCTTCTTATCTTCATTACCGTATTTCACTACAATCCTATACAAATCCCTCTCGTAGTATTTACCTTTAACAACCTCAGCATATCTATCCATACAAACTATAATCTCATTGGCTATACACCAAGACATTTCTTTATGCGGTGGCTCGCCTTCGTACTCATACTTTATCTTCCTTCTTTTATTCATAATGAAATACGGTAGATTGGTCAAACTGCTGTCTAACTTTCTTTACCGCCTTCACTATTGTCTCTATCTTTTGTATCACAACCTCAACGTCCCTGTCATCAAGAGTCGATAATTGGCTTGAAACTCTTTCTTCTATAACGCCCTGTACCATAATCTGCTTTTTTAGTTGTTCGTTCTGTGCTTTCAGAATATCAATTTCAGAAAGGGACTCCATTAATGATTCAGAAAAATCAACCCCTTCTTCATTAACAACATTAGCATATATCTCTTTGACAATCCTGTAGAAAGAATTATAATTCGAGTCTTGTATTGCATAGTGAAAAGTTTTTCTCTCCAAGTGTAAAACGGTAGCGTGATTCTTTTTGATTATACCGCCAATCTCATTGTAAGTTACAACCTTACCGTTTATAGGAACCTCTCTTGCTATCTTACAAAAAATTGCCCTTGCATAAGTAAACTCCCGCTTCCTAGACAACTCATCCATATCTACCTTTAAGGCATTCTCAATCGTGGCTTTCAAAGCCTCTAATGTTTCTCTCATAAATCTCGTAAATAACATCTTTAATAATTAATCTTTGAACTCGCTTATGTACTTTAGGGTCGGTGTACAATGAAGCATCATCTCCCATTATCTGTTCTAGTCTTGCATCGGTTTTTAAGTCTATGAAAGTGTTTGCTCTTTGTATGCCAGAGCATACCGCAAACATTTCCTTATCCTCATATTCTTTGAGGAGTAGGTCAAAGACCATCTCCTCTTTTATGATTAACCAATAAGACAAAGTGAGAAGGTACGCTGTTCTTGTTACGTCCTCATCCCGCATTCCATTATAAAGTTCCTCTGTAAACATAATTGTCTATTAATTGTCGGGTGTTAGGTTTGTTAAAATATTCTTTGTAGGTATCTGTAGCCGCATCAAGAAGAACGTCTCCCTGTATCATAAAGTCTCCGCTACATTCAAAAACTCCAATGTCTTTATTTTTTTTGTTTATCACAAGGAAAACAAAATTAGACACTTGAAAGAGTTCGCTATAAAGTCTCGCTTGCAAAGAGTAATAGTACTTTCTCGCCGCATACGGGAAGTTTGCAATAGGGTCGCTTGTAGTTTTTAAGTCAACAATAATATTGTTGTCGTTGTCAATACAATCCGCCTTTGCTCTAAAGGGCAAGCCCTTCACTTCTCCAATGATTGGAACCTCATAGTTGCACCCCTCTATAAGCATTGAAGCCTCAAGGTTTTTAGCTATTGCATTTGCAATCGCTTCTGCGTTTTTATACTCCGAAGCTGTGCATACATTGTAATAGCCTTGCTCTTGAGAAGCAAGCTTGTAAGCCTTAGATGCTCTTGTCCCTTCTATTACCGTAAGCTGATTAAACTTCTCCGGCTCAAAGACAGCCATATGTGAAAGCCGCCCGTCTCTTAGGGCGGCTGTATCTGTATTTTGTTTTAAAGAACTCTCGTAAGCCCTTGCTCCTTCAAGTAGGTGTTTACAGGCAGAACTACTCAACGCGGCTTCACCTAAGTAGCCATAGTAAAAACTATCGCTATACATCTCGGCCATCAAGTCTACCTTGCTGTGAGTCTTACCGTCTAATAGTGTTATAGTATCCGACATAATAATTGGATTAATAAGTAAACGACCACAAAGCCTAAAACACATCCCGCTGAAATTGCGGCAGTAAAATAAGCTATCGCTTTCCTTGATTCATAATAATTCTCTAATTCACTAACCACCACTCCGGTGATTAAGTCTTGCTCGTTATTCTCCATAGTATTGTTTCTTGGTTATAAATTTCTCACACATTCCTCCCTTGTAAGGCACAGACTGTAGTGTTCCGCTAGCGTACTTCACGTAGTAACAAAAACACCTTTCCCTTAACGGACAGCCTATGCCTTCACACTTGAGTATCATATGATTTCGTTATCAATTACTTCGATAAGATACCGCATATCTTCCTTATCAAATCTCCCTTCTATGGTCGATTTGTAAGTCGATATTTTTACATCGTACTTATCTCCTTTGGTTCCTTCTACCTTCTTACAAGTTATTTTTAACTGCGGCATATTTCTCTGATTTTTTGTTATACTCTATGTTGTAACAGTTGTGGCAATACACAAACCCGTCCTCACCTTCATTTACGTATATGTCCTTGCTGTTACACTCAGAACACGCAGTAGGGTCCTCGTCCACTTCTGTAATTGGCTTACTTACGTAAGGAGTTTTCTTGCCCGTGCCGAAACCATCGTAGCGGTATTTAGGGTAATCATAGTCCCAACTGCTGTAACCATATCCGTATCCGTAACCTTTAGACTCAGCCACCTGTGGATACTTGACCTCACCTAACAAGTCGATAATCTCGTGAGCAAACTCAAGAGTAAAAGTGAGTTGGTCAAGGTCAATATACTCGTTGTCTTGATGCGGGTTGTAATACGCACAAGAAAGGTTGATAGCGGACACGTTAACGCCGCTCATCTTGAGTTCGTGTATGTCTGTCAAACCTCCGGTCTTACACTCTTCCTTGAGGTAAGAGTCCATTACAGGTTTGATAACCTGCATAAATGCATCACTAGCCACCTTGACACCGCAAAGCTGAGAAACAACATCTGCATATCCTTTTCTGTCTGCTTGAACAAGATAACCTACATTGTCAAAAAACGACAGGTCTGCTTGACTAGAACCTACACAGCCCACCTCTTCGTCAACAAAGAATACCGCCTTGATGTTTTTGACTCTCTTCATAAGTTCGATACAGATATAAATACCGCACTTGTCATCGCCGCCAATACCTGTGAACTTCATACTTACAGGGTCAATAGCAAACGCCTTATTGTCTGTCTCTACAACTTTGTAGTTCTCTTCCGGTACAATTTTGTGTACCGTATCGATATGGGAAACAACACAAGGGTAAACGTCCGCATTACCTTTAGTTGCGTATATGTTACCGGATACATCTTTCTCTACCTTGATGCCTTCAGAACTTAGTCTGCCGATAATATAGTTACTCATCTTTTTTGAGTTGTAACTCTCTGATTGAATTTGTAGTATTCGTAATAATTGTTTGTTCATAATGATAATAGTTTTTTTGGTTAAACATTAAATTCTACGCAAAGGTACAAATAATGTTTATAACTACCAAACTTATTAACATTATTCATTATACTTATCGTAATAAGCTTTCATCTCCTTGTACATCTTCACAACGCAAGAAGAACAGTTGCTTGCATCTCTCTTCGCGTTGAACACCCTGTTGTATATCTCTACTAATGTTCTCTGAGAGTTCCGGTCGAGGGCTGTTCTGTTAACCCCGTATAGGCCTTTCAACCAATTATACTCCTTCTCTGTTAAGCACTCTGGATTCTTATACGGGAAGAGTTCGTTTAGTTTTTCTTTCCGCTCATCACATCCACAATCCTCACCAGATACGAACTTAACGACATCTGCAATTCCCGTAGCCTTAGTAATCTTTTCAATGCTGTCGCCCAAGCCTTTTGGCTTGGAGTCAGCCTCCCTTTTTTCTTTCCACTCTTTGTACTCTTTAGTACGCTTGTCCAATTTTTCATAATACTGTAAATCTTTTTCCATACCTAATAAATTAAATCAATTATAGGAACTAAAACACCTTTAGAGGTGTTTGAGTCCCCGCCTTTTACAAATCCTTTTTTGTTATAATTATCCTTAAACACCTTCTTTAGTTTAACCGTGTCTACAAAAATGTAAGAACCCTCAGTAATCTTAAAGCAATAAAAGTCTGATTGACTTTTTACTATACCGGAAGGCTTGCCCCTTGACTCAAATTCTATAAACACGTTACCGGTATTCTTAGATTGAGCGGTTTCGTCTTTAACCTCAACCGCTTTATTTTTAAATATATCGGCAATCTCGCTTTCGGTTATCTGACCTAAAAACAAATCAAATTTAAAATCGCTATTGTGCTTCATACTAAATCATAATCTCCATTTTTAAAGTCTTGCCAGTCTTCTCCAAACTTCTCAATCAATATTCTTTTGTTTGTTTTCATACTATGAAAAAGACTAGTCAAACTAATGCCGGCTCCCTTAGATATATCTCTCAAGCTGTAATCTGTTTTAAGATACTTCTGAGAAAGTATTTTGTCGTAAGAGTGCCAACTATTTATTTCTTCATCAATCCGGTTAACAATACGTATAAACGCTTCTTCCATTTCTAATGTGTTTCCTTCATCTACCACATCCATATCGTCATCTCTAATTTCAAAGAACAGGTACTTGCTTTTTTTATGAGATAAATACATATTCTTTAACGTAACATATACAAAGAACCGGTTGACCTCGTCGTCTTTATACATTATTTTCTTTTCATCCTTAACGTATTTGTGTATCCTCAAATACATAGACTGAACAATATCTTCAGCTACATCGGGATAAGCACCCATACCTATAACCATCTTTACCCACAAGTCGTGATTCTTTGCTAATAGTTCAAGCACGAAATTACCATTCTTATATAGTCCTCCTCCCCGTAACATTTTCTCATAAACTGAATACAAGAAACGTTTTGGTCCTGTTCCCAAACAACACCCTCCAGAGCATCAAACAATGCTTTGTTGAGGTTATCGTGAAGGTCCGGCTTTGTTGTTTTAGGCATTCCTACAACTCTTCGCTTTTTAGGCAAAGACTTAGGAAAGGCAAAACAATACACTAATTCCAATATATGAATATCTGTACCTCTAGGAATGATTTTAAAATCCTCCGGCAACTGCTCTACAACTTGTGCCAAAACAGCATACTTGTAGTCCCTAACCTTTTTAGGCTGATACCTAATGCCCGCTTTGGTGAAGCGGACAGATTGGTGAGGCATTGGCTTAATATTGATTAGGAGTTCAAGCTTCATTAAAGGTCTATTCCAATATCGAAATCCGATATAACCGGAAAACTATATTTGTTTATATAAAAATTGAAGGGAGCAAATCCCCGCCCTCTACTTGAGCGACAACTTACTTCCATTAAGTTGCTATCTTCTATGCTTGATATTTGCATCTGAGTCTCTGTCTTTTTCTCTAAGGCACTACCCAAATGTCCGGTAGGCTTGTTCGTGTTAAAGTTGGTATGTATTACTGTAATGATATGGCAATTCAATTCCTCTGACCATTTCATTATTTTACCTACAACTCTATTAGACTCGTCTATATTGTTAACGTCTGAAACCAAATCTGCAATCCCGTCTATAATAACGAGGCCTACATTCGGATAAGAATACAGCGCATACTCAATAGCACAAAGTCTTTCCTCGTGAGAAAAACTCCTAAGTCCAAAAGTATGGTAACATTCTTTATCCAATCCGGTCATATCTAAAGGCCGTCTAAATACACGCTGTGCGTGAAACTTACCTTGCTCTGTATCAAAGTGTAAAACGCACCTTCCTTCTCTATGTCCTTTTATGTGTTTAGAGTAAGGAGTTTGGTCGCCTAAATAAGCGGCTGATAATAAGCTAACTAAAAAAGTCTTTTTGTGTTTCGGAGGCGCTTGAATAAAACTAAAGTTCCCGTATGTAGCCAAAGGGATAGGATAGGTTACTACACTATCCATAGTCTCTACGTCATATGTTCCACAACTTATAGCCACCGGCGGGTATTCAATTTCCTCATTAGGGTCAATATAAGACTTTTCTAAGATATACTGTCCGAGAAGTTGATTCTCGTGAGCAATCTGCATTTCTTTCTCTGTCATTTGGTTAAAAATTAAAGATTAAAAAAAAGAGAGGGCTTGCGCCCTCTCATAGTAAACAGACTATAAAAAGTCCCACTCAACATCATCCGCAACCTTTTTCTTTATGGGTTGTGGTTCTTGCTTTACAGCCTTCACCACTTCCCCCGCCGCAACAACTTGCCCGTTTGCTACGTAGGTTTTAGATGCTCCGCTTTCACGTTCTTCTTTAGACTGAGAATGATAAACGGAAACATTGTTCCCGTAATCATCTGTCTGGTCATAAGTGGCAATCGTAAGGTTTACATATCTACCTTTCTTGCCTTCGATAACTTTCGATTTATCGATTTTGTCTACATTTAGACTAACATTAATTAACGCCATAATTTACTTGTTTAATAATTGTTCAACTTCTTTTGATATGGTGTACTTTGCTTTAACAGCTGATAGGTCTCCTCCTTTTGATAAGTAAGCTTTGACTTTGTCAAACTCGACACCACTATTGGGAAGCCTAGTCTTACCTTTGGACTTATTAGCTGTAGAGGCATTACTGAGCCGATTGTCTTGGCTGTCCACGTCCTTAGCATCGTCTATCAACAACAACCCGTTAAGGGCGTATTTTCTAGCGTAGCTACTTGCGGTTCCGGTTGCTTGTTCCGGAGACATTCCTTTCTTAGTTAAGTCAACAAAAGCTTGCGCTTCTGACTCAATAGTAGTGCCTTCGTCGTCCCAAATCGTTGCACGGGAATTGATATAAATCAACCCGTTCAACTCTCTTGGTTCATCCGATAATTTCAAACATAACTCGAACTCATCAAGGAGAGGTTTTACTGCCTCTAAGATATCCTCGCAGTTCCGGTAGTTATACTGACCGAACTTATTGTATTGCGTTTTCGGTGCTTTTAATTTGGCTTGCAATTTAGCAAGCTTTCCTCTTAATGTGCTCTCCATAATTACCTAATGTTAAAGTGGTCTTTTAAAATCTGTTGTAAATAATTTTGCCGCATAAAGTCTGCCGCAGTAAAGATTTCATAATCATTTAAACTCTGTTTGATGTCCTCAGCCTTGCTGATGCTACCATCTTGTTTTTGGTTTTTACTCATAGTTCTAACTTTGATATGTGCACAAAGGTATAAACAAATGTTAAAAAAACCAAATTTTATAAACAATTTCTCACCAATAGTAGAAAGCGGGAGGTTTGAGCGGGTCTGTATCGAAGTACAAAGTATCCTTACTCATAGCAAATCTGGTAACACCTTCCTCCATTAATCCCCGTATCATTTTTATTCTTTTCCGGTAATGTTTGCATTGTAGTCTTACCGCCATTCCGACTCTGTGGGAGTCGTTTGTCGTAAGATACATTTTATCCGCAACAGACTTAGATGTATAACCTAATAGTATTGTAGGTGTAATTCTGTATTTATGGCAAACTCTGTCAAGAGCAACAACCGGTTCCCGTTCCATAAACTTATAACCGCTACCCTCAGAATCCGGACTATCGAACATTGACCATTTAAGAACCCGTAAACCTTCTGTATCACCCATAACGAAAAAAAGGGAGAATTGCTCCTCCCCTTTCTAACTAACTTAAAATCTAAATAATAATGAAAAGCTTATTCCACTCATTCAAATATATATAAAAAAGAAAAGACGGCAAAACCGTCTCTTCTCAATTTTTAACCAAAACTATCTATTATGAGTAATAAAAAGTCAGTCAAATATACACCGATATTTCTTCCGGTCCAAATAAAGTTTGCTTGACTTTGTAAAAAATATGCTGTAACTTTGTCCCATACTGCGTGTTTATACGTCGAGCGACCCCTCCCCAAAGAGGGGGAAGCTTGACAAACTTACTCTGAATTAGGGAGTACTATTTTCTAATTTTAGCATACTTCTCGATAGACCTACCTCCGAAATAACTTACGTAAGTAGCTACCATTATAGTTTCATAAAGAGAAACCCAACTTGATTTTATAGACAAAATACCGGCTGACTCCAATACAATGTATACGGTCATAGCAAAAGTGAGATATAAAATGATAAGCGGTCTAGCGATTTTTGCAAGCTTTGAGTCGCTTGCCATATCGCTTTCCCACCGTCTGGTAACTCCTTCTAATTCCTGTATATCTAAATCTAGGAGTTTCATAGCCGTTTCTTTATCTTGAGGTGTAAGATTATCGTCTTGTACCACAAGGTTCTTTACAAGACCTAAAAGGCCTTTATCTGGAATGCTTTCTGCTAAGGCAGAAGCAATTCCTTTTTTGCCGATTATAAAGCTACCGACTTTGGTGTCCTTGAATTTCTTCCGTTTTTTTACCACTATACTATGTTAAAGAGGGTACTATGTTAAAGAGAGTTTTAGTAGGTCCAAATAGTATTCGGCGTCTTAGAACTGTCTATGTCTACGTGAATGAAGGTTTTTCCCAAACCTATTCTGTTAAAGCCGTGCTTCATCAAAAGCTTGACTAATTTAAACCGCTCTTTACCGTTTTTTATTTTTAGGTCCGCCGCAAGCCCAATGAGGTGAGAGGAGTTTTTGACTCCTCCTACCTCTTGGTTATAAGACTCAGTTCTGAACCCGCTGTTAATTCTTATAGGTTGTCCGTATTCCTCTCTAACGTTATCTAACATAGTAACAAAAACATCACTCATCATTTGACCGCTCCCTTGTATATCGGGAGAGTCAAATTCCTCATATGAGAAATACTTAAACTTCATTATATGTGATAGTAATCCCAAGCTGAGTCAGCCTTACCACTTATTCTTTTAACTTCTACTAAAGTTCTAAAGGCATAATTATAACTAATTATTCCCGTAGTATTTCCTGTAAAATTTCTAAAATTAAGTCCACCGGCAAACAATTCCGCCTTACAAAACGCTTGGTCGGTAAAAGTTGTACCTCCATTAAGGGCATCTAATCTCAATCTAAAATGTGCTTTACTACCTATTTTATCTGAAAAACTAAAAGTAAACTTTCCGTGCCATTGTTTTATCTTTTCGCTGTCTATATCCTGTTCGTGTAATAAAGTTAAATATGCGTTATCATACCACCCCTCTTGGTCTGATAAATCTCCCGCAAAATCTTCTACTCCTGTAAACCAATGTTGTAAAGCGGGCGCTTCCATAAAATTCGTCGCATAACTTGATGCGTTATATTGTCTACTCTGTGTAACGCAAAAAATATTAAACTCATAAATACCATTATCTAATGTAATAGTATCTCCACCATACCAACCGTCTGAAGGTGTTAAGTTAGCAGGAAATGTATAGTAACTTTGATTTAATTCGAACCACGAAGGGTATGAACGAACCTCGTTGCTATCTGTGTCTCCTTCTATTTCATAAGCTAAATTGTAATATGAAGGGTAAAAGGTTGCAAAAGGGTCTTCGTAAGTTAATTGTTGACCCGACCTATTACTTGTAAATTCCAATACCGCCATAGTATTGTTGTCGTGCTGAAGTCCATCTACTGAAGTAGAAGACACCCTTGTAGATGTTTTTGGTGTTGCGTTGTTATTTACTGCCATTTTTATTTATTTTTTAATTCCTAATTTAGCTGTTAATCTACCCCATAGTGCTATCGCTTGTCCAACAAAAAATGTTACCGCAACAATAGTGCTGTCCGCACTCTGGGCAAGTTCCTCCGCTCCCGCAAGAACATCCGTTGATGCTCCTTGAATGTCGACACTCCCTTTCGTAAGCGCGAAAACTACTCCCGAAATAGAAGAAATTATTAGACCTATAATAGTCTTTGATTGATACCATAATTTAAACTCATTAAATTTGTCTTGTACTAATTTTTTAGCCATCCCGTTTTTATTTATTTGTTTATTCTTTTTTTTAAGTAGTGGTAGAGTTCCTTGCCTAAAATACCGAAGAAACCCCCTACTAATCCGATTATAGCCGCTTGGACTACTCCCATCATATTTATAGTTGTTATTGCTGTTAGTATATATCCGCTAGAGAAACATATTCTGTCGTCTAAATTCATTCCCGTAGATTTGTCTTGTTCTTTATATAGTATAACCAATTATACCCAACTCTGTAGTATTTCTTGTAAGAATTAAGATACGCCTCTTGCTCAAAGCAATTCCAATAGTATGCATTCTTACCGTACTGTATTAAGCACCGAATCCATTCTAAGAAATATAAAATGTAAAACGGTATTACAAGCAAGTTTAAAGCTTGCTTGAAATGTATCCTTTCGTGCCGTATAGTGTTCTGATTTGCATCTTTCTTTACAATACAAAACGGAAATATCATTATACCGCTTATACCAAAAATCTTAATAATATTTGTTCTTACTATCATTATGTAACTGTTCTAACCGGTGATGTTGTTGTTCCCGCACTATTGGTAGCAACTACGATATACTTAAAACTTGAGTTTGAGGCAAATTGACCCGAAGGCGTAAGTATTCTCCAATTTAAAGGAGTCGATTTATACTGTATCCACGCATCGGGGATTTGCGCACTGCTTATAGTTGGTGTACCTCCTTGCAGTTCGTAATATATAGCAAATGTATCCGGACTTGTAAGCTGATTTGGTGTAAGGTTGTTACTAAGTGTTGAATCATAGAACTCTCCAATTTCTAAACGTATATCTATTTCCCAAATTACCCCTATAGTACTTGTAAAGCTTTCACTTACTACCGATATAACAGGTGCTACTTGTCCCGAATAGGTTACTACCGATGCCGTTGCTCCGCTACTCACATTGTGATTTAAGTCAATCGCTTTTACTCTAAACTGATAGTCTCCAAAGCTGTCTAAATCATCTAAATCTACTCCGGTCTGTGTGCTTTGTGTGCCTCTAATGGTTTTGTAGTTTCCATATGCACTACCGCTATTTGTTCTGTATCTGTATTCTACAATGTACCCCGAAAGGTTGGAGTCAGAAACTGCCGACCACGTAAGGTCTGCAAAATTGTCTGTGATTGTTGCGCCTACAAGAGTAGGGTTACTTGGGGCGGTATTGTCTTGCGGGTATGATAATGTACCTCCTGTTTCCGGTTCTACATAAATAAAGAAATCAAACCCTCCGCAGTCTTGACCATCTTGACCAAACGATATGATAAACCTTTCATAATCATCACTTCCGTCATCGTATGGTATATATGTCCTAATTGCTGACCTCGCCCATATAACTGAACCTACTCCGGCTCCTGTACTCTCCGCATAATATATGGTGTCATATTGTTGTGGACAATTTAACCTTCCTGTATTTGCAGTTGGACTATCTGTCTCTCGTATTTCTCTGTTATATGTATTAGAGTTTAGTGAATTTGAACTCACTCTATGAAACACCCCTTCGTCTGATGACGTTTGAGTTTCTCCATCTTCGTAAAATGGAATACTTTGCCACGTTTGATTTATGTAGTCCTCAAGGTCTGTGCTTCCGCTTGTGTAAACTGTACTTGGATTTGTAGTTTGTGAAAACTCGATTATTTGCGTTTTGTAATTAAACGCTTGGTTGTTGTTTATGTCTTGCCAAACTCCGTTTGTCATTTGTACGTCTCCTAAGTCGCTATTACTTAGAGACCCCTCATACTTTACAACAAGTCTGTATCTTCTATTAGCTAAAAAACTTAATTCTTCCGGAGTGGTGCCAAACTCATTTAATGCAAACTCTGTCCAATCTTCTGGGTCGCTTCCTCCGTTACCTTGATTAAGTCTACCTAATCTATAAAGCTGACCCACTCTTTGTTGAGTAGTTCCTCCATTATTTGCTAATTGTTGCCTTCTTCTGTGTAGTTGTTGTAATAGCATTAAATCTCTAAAAAGTAATGATATATTGAGCCTCCGTCTGAATATACGACCATTTGAAACTCTGTGCTTGTTTGGAATGTCGCTCCGGGTAATTCTGTTGACCCTGTTACGCTTGGATAGTTTGTACCGCTACTCGCAGTCAAGACTCTTACATATGCATAACCACCTTGAGTTGCATTTGTTGTTGTGTATGTTTGTGCGCTGTTTGCAGAGTCTGTATAATATGAGCCGTGCGGATTTGATAAGTCTAACGCCGTAGCGTTTGTAGCATCTGTTACCAAGTCTGCGTTATCTATATTAACGGTTACGGTACCGCTAGTACCTCCACCGCTTATACCTGTGCCGGCAGTTACTCCTGTTATAGTACCGCTACCGCCACCTCCACCAGAAGCTACGACTTTACTTATACTTAGTACCGAGTCTCCACTTATAAGATTTACGACTCCAGACTGTGCCGCTTGTGCTGACCTTATAGTAATTTCATCGTTTGCTAATAAATCAAAATATGCTTGTACGTAGTTAGAGGCTTCGTTATGCCCACTATTACTTCTTAAATAACCACTATATCCTACATAATCTGTTGCGACCCCATTTATAAATACTTGCGTAGTAGGGTTTGCTCTTTGTACAGTTGAACTATAACTAATCATCGCAGAAATAAGATAAGTACCCGCATCGGACACTGTAACCGCACCTAATGATAAGCTATAATTATTTGTGTCTGTTATAGAGTCTGTAGTATTAAAAGGGATAATTGTAGGGGTAGTTGTGTTTATGTCTGTTGTAGTATTCGTACTGCTAAATTGACCTATTGAAGCACTTCCACCGCCACCTCCGGATATTGTTTGTTCTGTTACTCCGGTAATTCTACCTTGAGCATCAACTGTTATCTGTGGACTTAACGTAGCACTTCCATACGTTCCCGCAGTTACAGATGTGTTCGCTAAAGATATTGTTCCGGATGAGGTAATAGGCCCTCCTGTTAATCCTGTTCCTGTGCCTACACTTGTTACAGTTCCGCTTCCACTACCGGCGGCTACCCATTGAGTATCATAATCTGTTCCAGAGGCTTTAGCAAGAACTTGACCTGTTGAGCCTCCGGTTGGAACTCCCTGTCCATTCGCCCCGTCTGCTCCATCTGCACCCGCAGGCCCTTGAGGTCCTGTGGCTCCTGTAGCCCCTGTAGGTCCCGCCGGACCCTGTGGGCCTGTAGCCCCATCGTTTCCATCTGCTCCCGCCGGTCCTGTTGGACCTGTGGGACCCTGTGGACCTTGCGCACCATCTGAGCCATCCGTTCCGTTAGTCCCTGCCGGACCTTGAGGTCCTTGCGGTCCGGTTGCACCTGTTGGACCCGTAGCGCCCGTAGCGCCTGTTGGTCCTGTAAAATCACTTGTGGTAAAAGATGTGCTGTCTGTGTAGTTTAATGTAAACGTCCCGTCGTTATTATCAACGGTTGAAGATATACCAACACCGTCTGCGCCATCTGCTCCGGCCGGTCCTTGAGGTCCTGTAGCACCGCCTCCACTACCTGTTACCCAAGTAGTATCATAATCTGTACCCGAATTTTTTGCTAATAATTGTCCTGTATTTCCCCCTATAGGTACTCCTTGACCATTTGTTCCGTTTGTTCCATCAACCCCATCGGCTCCATCATTTCCGGCGGGTCCCTGTGGTCCTTGAGGACCCTGTGGACCTGTCGCTCCGGTTGCTCCGGTTGCTCCGGCGGGTCCTTGTGGACCTGTCGCACCATCATTACCATCATTACCGTCAGCGCCGGCTAAACCTTGTGGACCCTGTGGTCCGGTTGCTCCTTGTGGGCCTGTAGGCCCCGCAACACCTTGCGACCCTTGTGGACCTTGAGGTCCAACTGCGCCATCTTGACCGTCTACTCCATTTGTACCGGCCGGTCCTGTTAAACCTTGAGGACCTTGAGGGCCTTGTGGTCCCTCTGGTCCCGCATCTCCTTGTGGTCCCGCCGGTCCTACTCCTCCACTAAGTATAATCTCAACAATAGGAGATTGTGAAGTAGAAACAATTTCAGCTGTTGGACTACTCGCAACAACTATATCTATTTCGTTTGTTGTTTGCTGTAATATTACGCCTACCGTTTCTGCCATTAGTCCGTTATATCTTCTGTTACTTTAAAGCTTCCTTTAATGTATGTAGTAACACTTGTGCTACTATATGTTATTTGTAGGTCATATACATAATCTCCACCGCCCCAATCTATTAAAAAGGCTTGTGTTCTAAATTGACCTAAAGATTGGTTGACCCATTCAAGCCCGTCTCCAATAGTAAGTTGTTTTACAACTTTACCTCTACTATTACCTCTTCTAATATCCATTTTTGGAGTAGCCCCGTTTAGGTCTATCTCGTTTCCGGCATCACTAGAAGTGTTGTAGAAGTTGAATGTGATTTGCTCGAACGTATCTCCGTTATATTGGTTTGGTATGTTATATATTGATGCCATAATTAATGATTAAAGTTCCACCCTAAAAAAGTATGCGCCCCGTTTGGATTTGCCCAAGTTTCGTCGTAGTCTACTTCTTTACTTCTCCACCCGTAAGGGTAGTCTACCTCTCCGTTTTCGTCTAAAATATCGGCTTCTACCCATAATACATCTACGCTATACATTGTAGACTGTACGCCTTCTGTTACTACGTTTCCTTCTTCGTCATATACGGGAGGTGTAATCCATAGATACCCTAAATGTACTATGCTGTGTTTGTGCGCAGTATTACCCTCACTATCGGTAGGTAAAGCATCTATTCTAGTGTTTGCTAAATCCTCTGACTCGAACTCGTATTTTTTAAATATTCTGTGCATATTATGTAGTTAAAGAGGTTAATTCTTCATCTGTTAAGGCTCTGTCGAAATAGTATAATCCTTTTATCTCTCCGAGAAAAGGTAACGTGTTATTACCGTTGTAATCAAATGAAAGATTATCTAGCGTTGTAGCAAAAGAAAAAGTTTGAGTTGAGGTTGCTACCTCCACCCCATCTACCCAACAAGCTATATCCCCGCTTTTATATTTTATAGCGACTTTGTAAAATTGATTTGCGTTGGCTACCATAGTTTGATACGTAAAAGTACCCGAAGGAGACTTTACCCTAAGGTAAAAATTATTTCCGTTGTGCCACCCTATAGTAACCGAGTTTTGGTCGTTATTTGCGGCTGCATTATTAATAGAAATTAACGCAAACTGTCCCGTAAATTGTATTTTCTTTTCTATCTCTCCGTATAAAACGCCCTCTGTTTGATTAAATATATCTGCATTTCCCGCGTCTCCCGCAAAGTCTTGCGACCTAGTTACTGTAGTTCCGCTAGTAGGAATATACGAGGTAGGATAGCTTCCCGCTTCGGTTTGCGCTCCCCACATATAAATACTTTCATCTGACTGAACATACGTAATTCCCGTTGTTGTTGAACCATCGGAAATATTAAAATGAAGCTGATTATAAGCACTTGCCACTACAGAGCAACGATACCACCCATTAGAAAAAGTTTCTATTCTAGCGTTACTAAATAAAGTACCCGAAGGTATAGTAGCGGTAACATTTTGTAAATCATACTGCGCAATAGCGTAAGGAGAACCTCCATAAGTTTCAATAAATTCAAAATGAAATAAATTATCCGCCTTTACAAAAACGGAGTGCGTAACTGTTGAACCCGTTGCGGGAAAGTTAAACTTTACGTTATGATAGCTACCCGCATTGTTTCCGCTAATTTTTGTTGCTCCTAACCCTCCCGTTGGATTTGTAACTGTACTGTCATTTGTTCTACTTACGGCATTTGTAGTCCACCCCGTTTGTGTTAAATCTTCGCTATATGTAATTAAGTTTTCTCTCTGCGGTTCTAACAAAACACTAGGACAACCTCCGCCCGTATAATCTAAACGTGGAGCATCAACATCTGTAATCGTTTGCAATAAACCCGAAGAGTATATACGAGTTCCCGAAGTACCTCTCGAAAAATTAAAGTCTCCGCTTAATACTTGTTGTACTGATATATTGTCTATAGACCCACTTCCTGCGTTAGTGTATCCGTAAATTCTAAAATCTGTTGCTGAATTTGCAGTTTTTCCATATACAGTATATGTGCCAGAAGTAAATGTTTGTCTTAAATTATTACCGTCTGGGTCCTTCATAAAACTACCACTAGAAGCAAAACCTATGTTTACATCAATTTGCGCAATAATATCAAAGGTTATTTTGTAAGTAGTATTTGCAAGAGGTTGCAAAGCATTGTTTTGTCTTATGTGTGTAGTAGAAGTTGTACCATTATAATTAGCCGTTCCGTTCTCAATAGTCCATCCCGTTGACAAAATCCAATTAGTAGCATCGTCAAATCCTCCATTTGTAATACTGTTATTTCCAAAAGTCTCTTCGGGTATCGCACTATAAAGTTTTCCGTCCTTCCAAGCGGTAGGTATCATCGCTAGTTTTAAATTGTCAAATGCACTCATATCGCTTGTAATCTTGTTATTTCGTTATTAAGGCATAGTTCCGCTTCCCACGTTCCCCCATCGTTTATTACTCTTTGTTTGAACACCGAAGTTTCAAAACCCGATTGACCCGGTCCCGAAGTTGTTATGTCGGAGTATATACCTCCGAAGCCTATGTTATTGCTTGTTACTCCCCAATGCGTTGTCTCGTATATCTTTCCGTAACTCATCTTTTTCTATTTGTTTCAAGAAGGCATATAGCTTTCTTACGTTTTCTTCTTTCGGTTTGTACTTACCTCTTTTTTTCATTACCCTAAATAAATGCCTCCAAAATTCACATCTTTGTCCGGATGCATATCTTCATTGAAAGACTGCAAATACTCCGGATAAAGTTGGCTATTGAAATCCATATAATCCATAAATCTTCTCGTGTAAAACTCTGCCGTTTCAGTAGCCCTACGTGTTAAAGCATTTATTTCTTCTTGAGTCGCAGACTCGCTGTTTTCGCTCGTATGCTTATACACTCCTCCGTTGCTTACTTGATAAGCCGCAAAAGGCATATATGTAGCTTGCGTAAACCAAATCAACATTGGTTTCACGTAAGAGTCGATAAGCAATTTATAATCCGAATTACCGGCATCTCCTAACGTGTCGTTTATAATCATCTCTTGTAAACGCTCATATAGTCTACCGCCTAGATAATTTTGTATGTGAGTGTCTTGTGCAACCTCAACAAACTGAATTATTTTATCGGGGTCTACATTACCACTAATAATACTCTTTTGCTTTATGTCTTGTATAGTTACAAATAACGCTTTCTGTGGCATAATTATTTAGTTTTTACAGGGAACGCCCCTCTGTTTGGCATATCTACAGGTCTAACCGGAACTTCCTTTGGGTTGTTCGGTGCTGTGTACCCGTCTTTCAATGCTTCATCTTCACTTACTCTATTTCTCTTTTTATAAACCCTTCTCTCAAAATAGTGGTGGCAATTCTTGCCGCCTTTAAATTTAAAGAGAGAGTAGTTTCTTTTCTTGTGTCCCAACTCCTTGTTTATTCCTCTGAAAGACATCATATTAATATCCTCTTTTCGGAATACAATATCCCGCTCTGTTAAAGACTCCATATTTTTGCAAAACGCTCTGCTTCCACCAGAGTTTCTTACCGGCATATAAGCATACCTTACTTTGTAGCCTTTATTATCCTGTACACTACTCTTAGAAGGTTTTGCATCACTATCTTTAACTCTTGCAAGTTGGCTGAGGTCGAACTCTTCGTTTTCATCTGTTACCTTTTCAGTATGAACTATTTCCCATTCATCAGAAATAACCTCCCCTAGTTCCTCTAACTGTTCATATAGGTCGCCAAACTCTTCGTCGCTCAGTTCTTGAGATGAAAGTTTTTCTCCCGTCTCTTCTTCTCTTTTTACTTTAGTAGATATGTTATCTAACTCTGTAAACTCTATTGGTTGTAGCGTTACAAAGTATAAGTTCAGCTGTATTTGGTTAAACATTAATATCTCGTTCAAGCCATCTATAATGGCTTGTTGGAACGGTCTTATCACTATGTTATCCATAAGAATACTAGCCGTCCTAAGTTCCTCTGCATTGTTTCCAAAACCGGTATTGTCTTTAATACCTAAAAGTATTGGAGATACAATCCCGTGTCCTAACATTATCTTCTCTCTACTCTCATCAGCTAAGAACTGATATTGAGCGTGAGCATCTGGCAAATGTATAGGGTCGATTGTTGCTTGGTCCTCAGCTGACTCGTTAAACGTCAAGATAAATTTACCGGCGTTTCCACTACCGCTAAACTTATCGTAAATCCTTCTTTCGATTAGTTCTTGAGTTTCCTCATTTGGGATACCCGAATTGAAATTAACCAATAAAGAAGGTTGTAAACCTTGCTGTATGTTGTTTATGTGATAATTCGCTACTTCTTCTTCTAGTGAGCAATATTGCAAACATCCGTTGTAATCTGTAGGAGAGTAGTAATAGAAGCCAGATTTGTACGGCTTAATTACAAACACCTCAACGTATTCGTTTTTTTCTCCACAGCCAAAAGTTGGTATTCTTTTTGGCTTTTCGTTTCTCTTTATCTCAGACCATTTCGGATGATAATAATACGCTCTGATTTTACCGTCCGTTGCTTTTTCAGCCCTCAAAGTTTCCATAGGGAAATGAAGCACCTTGATTATAGCTGTCTTGTTTTTATTGTAGATGACCTGTAAAGCGCCTTGACCTAAAAGCTTATAATCGTTGACCAACCTTCTCATTTCTCTTGGTTGGAGCAACATCTTCATTCTTGCATAATCTTCCGGCTTGTCTGCGCTGTCTGTCGCATCTAAACCTCTACCGTATATCATATCAGAAATACCGTTAATACATCTCGCATTAGTTGGACTTCCGAGATACTTTTCTATAAGGCTCTCAAAATAGTCTTGACTATCGTCTCCGCACAAATAAAGAACCCATTCTTTATTGTGAACCTCTACTACTTCGGGTGATTGATACCCGCTTAAATTAACAACCTTCAAGTTGTCTTTATAATTCTTTTCCGTCATAATACTACATATTTGTCATCACCATCATCGTACTGATTGTAATTGTCGGGTAATGTAAAAACCTCGTTTTTATTTACGTTTGCTGTAATATAAATCAAATCTCTGTAATATACGTCTGTGCTTGATTTTAACTCGAAGCTGTATATCTGTCCTTCTTTTAATGTTACCGAAGGCGTTAAAGAAATGTCTATATAGTTCCCGCTATAATGATTATTCCAAGTAAAGGTAGCGGAAGTATCTGTAATATTAGTCCCTGTTTCTCTTAAAGTCAAACTTGCGGAATCAAGAGAAGCCGCATCAAATGTTGACGGTATAATAGAAAAGGTTTGTTCGTCTGTAATAGGTCTTAACTTAATCATCATTAAGATAACTAAATTAAGTGGTTTTTGTTTTAAATAAAAAAAGGGGCCTAAGCCCCTTTAATCTAAAAACTATTTAAACTATGATGCCGGGAAAGTTCCGGTTACAGAGTTTGGAGGCATAATCTCCATAGCGGTAAACGTTAATGTGTATCCGCTTAAATCTCCCATCGCCGCTCCGGTAACAATAGTTCCCCCTGTTACGTCAGCGCCGTGTTCTCTACCTACTAAAAATAAGTTTCCGTTATAATCTTCAACTACAATTCTTGGACGGCCAAAAGAAAGAAGTTTAATCTCCCTGTTGTCGTCAGAAGAAAGTTTAGGTAAAGTAAGTTCTAATACTTGCTCAAAGAACGTTGTTCCGTTCTCTCTTGAGGAAGTAATGTTTGTTGTTAAAGAAGAGTTCCCTTTTAGTTCGTATTCGTGTACGTCTGTGCCGGCCGCCCAACTTGCGGCGGAAACCACAGTATCGTCGTCAGTACCAGAAGTAACAACAGCAATATCCACAGCCGCATCATAATTAATGAAATACACACTTTTTAAACCACCAACCGAATCCTTACAAGGTAACGCTCTTCCCGTAGTAATATCACAAGCCATATTTGTTATTTGAATTAAAAAAGGGTAGGTAGGCACTAAGGCTCACCTACCCTTATGTTTATAATTGGTTTTTATTATGTTACAGGTAAGAAGTGTTTAGCATCTCCTGAAATACCTACTTGAGTAGCCGCTGTGAAACGCGCTACCATTCTAACATTTTTAGAACCGTCGATGTCAGCCATATCGATTAACTTAACTTCGTTGTGGTCGTTTAATAGACCTGTTCCGAAATATAAGTTAGAAGATTGAGCGGCAATCGCTCTGTTGTTTGACATACCCGGACATCTTTGGATTTTGATACCCTCGTAAGTTAATCCTGTACCCATAGAGTAGAAAGTAGTTCCTTTGCTATCGATACCCGCCGCACCTACGTTAGTTGCGAATCCTCCTAATGCTCTTACATACGCTTGGAAAACGTTGTTAGGAACATAGATAGTTAAATCTTCTTTTCCGTAAACCGCAGAAGGAACTCCATCTACAACTCCGCCTAAGAAGTCAATTACGTTAGAAGAAGTAACAGAAGTACCTCCCATTCCCGCTACGTTAGTAGTAGCAATTCTTTGCTCGAATCCTTCAAATAAATTGAATCCAGAAACAGCAGAGTCATCTCCTTGCCAAATGTGGTTTTCTACAGACTCAGCGATTTGACCCGCGATGTGTCCTAACATATAGTCAGAGAAGTTCTTTGGAAGAACGTCGTGAGCCGAATATCCCATAGAGATTGCATCCCAATCATCAGCAAAGTCAGTCTTACAGAATTGTAAGTTAACTTGTAGGTCTTTAGGAACAAGTTCAACTTCTCCTAAAGTTACAGTACCTGTAGCTGTGAAATCACAAGAAGCATCCGCAATAGCATCAGCTAATGATAATGTTCTAAGGACTTGTTTCTTTTTTACGTTTGGTTTGATAGTGATTGCACCATCATTTAAAGTTTTACCACTCAACAAAGCCGCCGATAAATATTCTGCCGCCGCTTCGCCATTATAAGTAGTACTAATAGTAGTAGTTGTTGCCATTTTTACTTATTGAATAATTTATTAAATACTATATCTGTTGTTGATTGAGGTCTAGTTTGGCCTAATCTGATGTTACGTTTCTTTTCGACTTCAGTCTCCGGATTGTGAGAAATAGGTTCAGCCGCCGGCTCTTGAGCAGATAACTCCTCTTTCACCTCTTCTACAACTTCTTCCTCTTCTGATAACTCTTCCGGAACTTCTTTCTCCTCTTCTTCTTCAGAAGCCATCTTTTCCATCAAGTTTTCATACATAGCTTTTAATTCAGCTATTCTACCTTCGAACTCGTCTTTTGTAACGTAATCCTTTTTAGGCTCTTCTTGAACCTCTTCCTCTTCTTCCTGTAATTCAACAGGCTCGTTTACTTCTGTTTCTTCAATCTCAGAAGCAAGAAGAACGTTTCTCAATTTTTCTACAATTTCACTTGCCTTCATAAACTAATTTATATAATGTTAACTAATTAAAAATATCCTGTTGCAATTTAAGCTTTCTTCTGAACGATGAACCACTCTGTGCCGTCAGACCAAATGGCAATACCTTCATAAGCTTTGTTTATTCTATATACATTGGTAGACCCGTCTAAGTTTTGTCCACTTGCCGGAGACAAATCAACGTGAGTATTAGAAACAAAAGTGCTGTCCGAAATAAATCGAATCAATCTGTTTGCGTTTGCAGTAGCATCCGGTAAAGTGTATATAGCTGTACCGGCTCCTCCGGTCCAACTTAGTTTTATCAAGAATGCGTTTGCATAATTTGAAACACCTAAATCTACATCAACACTTGGAGCCGCTGTTTCGCTAATCGAAATCATGTAGTTCGAAATGTCGTTTATCGTAGCGCTCTTTGTTTCGCTACTCTGCACTAAGGCAATCTGTTCTGTTCCCGTTAGGGCCGTCGCTGAATTTAGTTGACTTATTTTTCTATCTGCCATTATATTAAAATACGGTTATTATTCTCTGTTATTATTCTGTCTCCGTTCTCAGCAAGTAAAAAGTCTCCCGACTTATGTATACTTCCTATACCTTGATTTATTAGTTCACCCTTACAGCATTTTCTACTGTAAGTCCCGTCTTTACATAGACAGGCTCTTCTCCCCTCTCTTGGGCTAGATTGACTATAATACTTAGGTCTCCTTCTCATTATTTACTAGACTTTGGGTGTTTCTTCGGTAGTAAATCATAATCTGTAGTGTACTTTGCATTCTGTGGCTTTCCGTTCTTGACTAAGTACATAAACGCGTTCACTCTTGCGTGCGCCCATTGAGAAGCACTTTTTACATTAGGAGAGTGCGACGTGTTAAAGGCTCCTAATCCTCTTTGAAATACACTTTTTAGCATACCAACTGTAAGCCCGTATCCTAATTTCTCTTTGTATTTCTCATTGAACTCGTCAGCCTTCTTTTGTAATGCTTTCGCATCCCTTTCAGAAACCTTTGCTCCTGTCTTTCCAGAAGCATCGCCCTTTGCAGTACCCTTTCCTTTTGGATTCTTATTAGGTGTATCTGATTTAGGTGCTTTAGGAGACTTTACTACTTTCCCGTCCCTTACTTCAGCTAATTCATCCTTGTGATACAAATACTCGCTATCTTCAGTATGAGTTTCACCGGTCATTAATCTTCCGTTGTGTTTATGCGTAGGACCTGTCCAAAGCTTACCGTCTGCTGTGTAATGAGAAACACCCTCTTTTAACTCCTCTAAACCTTTTAATTTAGACTCTACCCAATTCTTCATTGTCTTACCACCCCAAAGAAGGTAGCTAATAGTGCCGCAAGCTTCTGGCTTGCCGGCATCATAATACGCTTCGGCTCTACTAAGGTAAGAGTAAATTCTCTTGAGCGTTGGCTTAGTGAATTTCTCGCCTCTTACGATTTGTTGCGCTCTTACTTTGCCTACTTGAGTTGCACATTTGTTGTTTAACTCTTTATTTCTTTTAATTCCAAGCTTGGCGTTACTTTTTGCGCTGTCCGGATAACCTCCGTAAGACTCAAGTTCCACTTCCTCTAAAGAAGCTAATACCTCTTGCAATTCAAACTCAGCTTGTAACTCTTCAAAGCAATCTGCGCATAGATTTTCTTCTACAGACTCCTTTGGCCCTTCTTCTTTGTTGTCTTGGAAATAACCTTCAATAGAAAAACCTTTTACCTTACCGGTTTTGACAAATTCTTGCCAAATTTCATCATTATTCACTTTCACGCTCACCATCCAAGTTCCTTTCGGGACTTTTAGGTCGTATAATCTTGTTTTGTCTTTTTCTTCGTCCTCTACTATCCACGACTCTACAACGGAAAGCCCTTTTAGGGAATATTCGTGTTCTAGGGTCGAATTGTTTTGTTTTCCTCTTGATAAAAATAATTCTGATGCTTTTCTTACGGTAGGTTCACTAAAAAATATGTAATATTCTTTATCTCCATCTCTTCTGTAGATTTTACGGTTAGGAACAAGAGCCGCACCCATTAAAATACGCTTCTCGTCGTCTATTTTAGCCAATTCTTGCCTGTGAGCGGCTAAAGCAACGAAATCTTCCTCTATTGCCGGTTCTTCTACTATGGAAATGGCATCTACACCGCTGAACTCAGAATCTTCTTGTATAAATAGTTCGTATACTTCCATATTATGATAACTTTTTGTGTGTGATTTGTTTTATTTACCCTATAGATGCTTCGGATACGATGTTTCTGTCTAATTCTTGCACCGTAGATACTTCAGAAGCAACAACATAAGCCCTAACAGGGTCCTCTCGTTGACCCGCAACCGCTTCAGCGACTTGATTTAACTCAGAAGCACCTACTACATTAAATACAGAGGTTCCTCTTCCGCCGCCTCCACCTCCGCTTTGACCTCCAGATGCTCTTCCTCCGGCTCCGGATGTTTTAGGAGTAAATTGCTGTCTTGCAATAGCCGCAACTTGCATTAATCCCATAGCAATAGTTGCCGCCACCTTTATAGCTATAGCCACAGGGTTTAAGTCTGTAGGGTTAGTCATAACTTTAGATGCGGCCAAATAAGTATTAATCAATGCATTTGCAATAGCCGCCGCTTTTTGCTGTTTAAAGCGTTTTTTTGCAATTTCATTCTCTTTCTGAACTAACTTAGCATCATTCTTTGCAATCTGATTATTAATAGCGCCTCTTTGTTTAGCTGTTAAGCTTTCATTTCTCAGCCTCTCCCTTAGTTGTTCGTTTATCCTGTTGGTTTTGTTTTGCTCTATCGCTATCTCTCTGTCCGCTTCACTAGTTAAGAAATCAGAGAATCCCATCATCAACTCCCTCGATAATTCAAGAGTCTCTTCAAACGTCAACATTCTTTTTTCTTGGTTGACTACAATTTTTTCTATAAGACCTTCTCCGGTTTCAGCATCAAGCTTCAAAGGGTCTACTAGTTCAGAAAAAAGCAATAGTCTTGGCTTTATCTTACGTATTTTTTTTGTTAAGTTTTTACCAACCTTAGTAGGGTCCCCATCTCCGAACAGAATGATGTCCATCATACTTTCCTTCAAGGCTCTTTTTAGTTCGTTCTTCCTTTCTTCAAGAGCGTCTTTTTGCTTCTTCAGTTCATCAATTACAGCTTCTTGAGAACCTGTTAACGCTTGGTTTTCCTGTCGCATTGTTATCAACTCGCTCAGCGCCTTTTTTTGCGCTACTCTGTTTACAATCTCTTGTTTAATTATATCACCTAACTCTTCTTCTAAAGCTTTTGAAGCGGCTCTTGCAATTAACAGTTTTTCTTGTTCTTTTAAGAAGTCTTTTATAGACTGAGTAGCGGGGTCAAAACCCATCTCTTTCAAATCTTCTAACGCACCTTGCTGAATTTCTAATTCTTGAGTACTGTCTTGGGCTATATCAGCCAATATTTTCAGCTTCTCAAAGTCTAAAGCGGCAGTCGTTGCCGCTTCTCTCATTCGCTCTAAAGACTCGTCTGTTTCTTTAGCCGCTTTACTCATATGCTTACTCACCATCTCTATTATGGCAACAACGGCTTGAAACCCGATTAAAACCCCTGTAGCTGTAATCTTACCTCCTTTGTAGACAACATCGAGCATAGAGTTTAAAGCCTCTTTTGCGCTACCTGTCTTTTGAACCAAAAGAGCAAACATTGAACCTAACTGCGAAAGGTTGTTGGCAACACCCTGTATACCATAAGGCAAATCAGATAGCAATCTACCAAATTCTGTTGTAGCCGCTCCAGCAACTCCCGCCGCGCTTCCATTATCCTTAATCTTACCCTCTAGGTTGTCTAAGTCTTTAATAGCTTGCTTAGTGTTAACGCCCATATCTTTCAACTGAGCGTTCAAGTCTTTCATATTGACTATCGCGCCCGAAGAATCGACATCGACCCTAAGTAGCATAGTTTTTACATCAGTATTCGCCATAGCTTCGTCTCTTTATTATTTTTTTAGTTTCTTTCCAACTATCCGGCAACTTGTTGTTGCCTTTAGCAAAATCAATATCGGGGTCTCCTACATACCAATCATCGGTATTCAATAAGTCAATTATGTCTCTAATCATTTAGTAATTCCATTTTACTTTTACCGTTCTTCAAATTACTTTGCAGTTTATTTATCCTGTACTGTCTCCCGTTTATAATCACACGGTCATTCATTTTTATTTCTGTTGTAATCCTTGAAGGTAAATACGCTGTTATTTTAGTGAGTCGGTTTATTGTTTCGAACTTGTCTTGTATGTATAGTTTGTAGTATTTCTCAAACAATGTGTCTGTAAACTCATTACTTCCGGTATACTCATTAGGATACGAAGTAAAGTGTAAACTTTCTTTTTGTGTTAAGGTTGGAGGATTGGTGATGAACCTTGTATTTGAGGGTATATTAAAAGAGCCAGATACTAACGAAAAAGTCTCAAATATCTCTGAGTCTCCGCTAGAATCTATACTCGTTATCAACCTAAAACTTTCAGTTGCATTTACATAAACAGGATAAAATAATAACGGTTTTCCTATGTATGAATCTTGGTTGTCGTCTACAAAAAACCCGTACTGTATATCCGTAGCGCTTTTATCGCTTAGGTTTATAAGCTTCTCGTATTTGGCGTGTGAAAAAGGAGGCTCTACTTTGTATATGTCTCCGTATACGTTATTGTCTATTCTGTTTGGATTGTTGTCCTCTATGCCATCATATTGAACTTCGCCCCACTCCTCGTTGTTTACTTGGTCGTGGTTCTTCGCTAAGATTGTATCTGTGTCGGCATATCTAAAGTGTATTTCCTTAAAAGGAAGCGCCGGCTCTATAGTTGTAGTTTCTGTATCTACATACTTGCTTATGTCGTATATCTTTATGTTGTTAGGGGTCGTTCCGGAGTACGTATCATCATAATAGTCGTCTAATGTCTTTATAACCACCGTATCATCATCATCCACATAAGCAATTAAATTAAACATCTTAAAAAGTCCTGTAAGAAAGTCCAATACTTTTATTGTAGGTATTTGATTGCTTACAAAAAACTTAAACTCCGCTTGAACTACAAAATTAGAAACGCCGTTATCATAAACATCAACAGTTGCACCATTGTCTTGGTATCTAAATTCTACTAAATCAAATTCAGCTGTTATGTCCTCAGCAACGGTTACATATATACGGTAATCCCCCGCTAACAGTCCACCTTGCCATTGAGAGGCGTTTACTGTTAAGGTGTTTGCTGTTACGTCGTTTAAACTATAAATAGTTTCTTCTTGACCCGTACCTACCTGTCTTGTTATCCTCATATTGTAAGGTGCGGTATTTCCCGTAGCCTTCTCTAATGTGAATTTTGTGTTTGTAGGCCCTCCAGAGTCGTCAACTCCCGCTTGGCTTATATTTATCCGGTTAGATAAGTTTGTTGTGTATCCTGTTGGTCCAACTCCCGGATTTTGAAACGTAGTAAACTGCGTTTCGTATAAAGCATTTGCATCTCCACTAGAAACAATTCCTTTCTTTCTATGAAGCCACATAAACATATCGTGGTAATGCCCATTCGACGTGTTAAAGAAATCGTCAGAAAACGTGAGGCCGTATCTCGCTTGTATTTTCTGTATAATTCTATGAACACGTATTGCCGGTTTTAGTTCATTAAACTTTACACCCGTTAAACTTCCAGATTGAGTTGCTCCGTCATTATATAAATTTCCGTTGTTTTTTCTGGTGTCCGCTGTATCGTAATACAACCTCTGTGTATGCGTAATTAAAGGAACTATAAAGTCGTTTGAAGATGGGTCTCTTTGTAACCCGTTGTTTATCATAGCTGAATTGTAATCTGGAAAAGTAAGGAATAGTTCTCCAACACTTACATCGTTTAACTCTGTTATATCACTAAGCTTATCTTCACCTAATATATCCTTTAACTGAATCGTGTTACCAAAGAAAGTTATTTTATAAGAATGCGGTTTGTTCGTTTTTAACTCAACCGCATCTAATTTTATTTTACCTTTCTTAAACGGCATATGATTTAGAAATATCTGAGCGGATTGCTTTTTTCGAGCATCGAACCCGCTTGTATCGCTAATCTCTATATCATAGTTGTAATAATGCTTGAATATTTTATTGTTATTAGGCGAAGCCGGAATTGTAAACCTTTTCGTAAACTCCGTAAAGACCTTACCTATATCTCTAACGTCTTTAATACTTTGAGTTAAATCTACAGACTCGTCTTTAAAAAGGTCTACCCTTTCAGTTCCTATGTATAGTTGTATAATTTGCACTATCTAATATTTTGTATTCTGTCAAATGCGTATTCTAATTCAACGGTATAGTTAATTATCTTGTCGTTAAGAGATGTTCTCTCTTCGAATGAAGAAGAAGCTATTTTTACCGGATATAATGTACCGTCTTTAGTCATCCAAACTTTTTCACTCAGCATAAGGTCCGTCATTGGGTCATTGTATTCTTCCCCCACAAGTCCGGTGTTTATAGTTATCTTTTCTTTCCCTTGCTTGTTAAATGTCTTGTATTGGTGCTTAGCCGTATCGTAAGAAGGAGGCGTAGCGCCAAAGTTTAATGCTGAGGTTTTATAGTCATCTTCTTTTACTGAAAGTTCAGACATAGATTTAGCAAAAAAGAATAAGTCTTGTAATGCGCCTAACTTGTTATAGTAAGTTAATTTTATCGGGTCGTATTTGCTACAAGGCTGTGTAATGATTGGAAGGCTAATTACGCCTGAATCTACATTAACTCTAACCTCGTCCACATCGTCTGTACCGCTTTCTATATATGCTATTTTTCCTGTAGTGTTGTTTATATCTGTAATTGTAGTTAAACTACCTACAAGAAGATTGTCTTTGTAGAATCCGGCGGTATGTGTAGTTCCGGTAGATGTTATAGCTTCTACATTCAGAGCAACAGCAACGCTAACACCTTCCGGCTTTCTTATTTTAGTTGCTGTAGTTAAAAAATAGTCTACTGAATTATCACTTATCTCGTAGTTCATCCCATCTTCAAAATCAGAATAAGCATCAAAACACAGACGAGTAGCGGTTTGGTTAGAACCTTGTTGAACTCCGTTAACGTCAAATATCTTAGCGCTTGTATACAGCCATATCGGTTGATTGCTACTTGAAGAGTATGTCCCGTCAAACTCGGTATACTCATCTAAGAAGTCTCTAACAAGGTCGCTAATCTCAAAAACAACGTAGTTCTGAGTACCTAACTCATATTTCTTAAATTCATATCTAGGAAGCCCCGAAGGTGTACTACTTCCTACATACACAAACATATCTAACTCTACGTAGTGTAGTGCTGTGTCTGAGTACTTTAAAAAGTACGGGCTTCTAACTCTTATTTTTGTTGACATTCTTGTTGTGTTTATCTATTTGTTTTTCAAAGTCTGCTTTTATAACATCAAACAATTCTTTTGTTAATGGCTCGCTGTTTTTGTCTATTACGAATTGAATTAAATTAGTCCCGCCGCCTTGATGTCTAAACCGATTTATAGTTCCTTTTATTTCTATTGTTTCAGCAATAATAAAAGCAAGTCTTTTTTGACTCATCTTGCCGTCATATGGCTTTACATTCTTTTTCTTAATCCATTCAAGTATTTTTTGCCTTCTTGGCATTTTAGAATACGCCCTTTCTTTAGGCGTTCCGGTGTCTATTGCTCGAATGTATTTTTTACCTCTTACTTGAAGGCTTGTTGACTTTTTTAAGTCTTTTATTTCATAGCCTAAACTCCTTAACGCTTTTTTGGTTGCAACGGTGTCGTCTGCCATTAATCTTTTCTGGAGGTCTGTAACCAATCTAGCCCCGTACTTGTTTAATATAGTCTTGATTTGACTTTCTAACATACAGATATTTCATTAGGTATGTTAATGGTAAGGTCTAAAGACCAACCCGCAAGTTCGTGTTCGAACCTATCCGAGAACGGCGTACACACAGGGTCTCCTTCTAATTGGAATCTGTCTTTATATAAGTCCCCTCTTCTGAGTTCAGATACCAAATCATTGGCTATCTGTAGTTGCGTGTTGTACACGTCAACCAGATTATCTCCGGTTTGCCGGTTTCCTAAATCATCATCATTAAACTCGTTCGGCTTGCTTGTTATGTCTAAGAAAAGAAAGCTGAGGTTTACTTGCATCACATTTGTTTGTAGCGTGCTTTCCTGTAAAAGAAAGTGCGCTAACGGAAACATTGTTGTCTTGTTGAGGTCTATCTCAGATATATCTCCAAAGGTTACAGTATTTACTATAGGGTGTTCCCGTAAGTGTGTTTTTACCTTTTCTATGATGTCGTATATTCCCGTCATTTATTTCTATTTTGTATGTCTTGTATTCTTTTCTCTTCTAATGCTATTTTTTCTTTTTCAAACGTTAGCCACGTCAAACACGAATAGTAGGGAAGTCTTGTAATTTCTTGAAACTTTGTGAGGTCTCCTTGAGCGATTGCATAAACTGATTGATACCAACCCCATTTTTCTCCAAAAACTTGCTCTCTACTCTTGAGCGCTCTTCCTCCGTCAGTTGATTGTACATATAATTCGTCGTATGATTTGACAACTTCATCCCTAAACGATAAAAAAAAACAATGGCACCTAAAGTAACATTAACCGGCATATACTTCATCGTATCGGAATACTTGTCTGAGGACTCGTATTCCTCTATTTTGTACATATCCTTACTCTTAGCCGTTATAGGTCTAAACAATATAGCCATCGCCTTATGCATTTTAGTCCAATCAGAGATATAAGACTCTAAGTCTATATACTCACCAAAACTCATTTCGTGAATGTTAGGTATCATCCCGTATTCTACTTCCACATCATTAGACCCTCTAAACCAGAACCGCTTAACTAATGGCGTATCCTCATTTAAACAAACGTTGACCTGTTGCAAAACAGAGTCAAACGTGCTTATAGGCAGTTTATAACTATCCTTTAGCTGTAAACCGCAGAATATTTCCAATGCTTTAAGATTAACAAACTCGTTGCTTTCCTTATTCTCTGTGTCAGTATCCTTCAGAAGCTTCACATACTTTTGGTATTGGTGTAACTTTATTCCGGACAAAGATTGCGGTACGTCTACCCTCAATTCTAACTTCATAATATGATAACTAATTTTTTGATTTTTGTAACATATGCTTATTTAGAATTAGTCTAAATACAAATTACAGTAAATAGCCTAAAACCGTAAAACAAAAATAGTACCTTTGAGTTATACTAATAGCGAGGATAGCTAAATGGTCCTAAACTTGTGTCTACACCGGCACTTGGTTCGGCTAAATCAAGACTTCGTAGTAATTGCATCTGTATTCCTTTTTAGCTTTCGAACAGCCCCAACAGATATTCAACCTACCGAGCATAACTAAAATTTTAAAGCTAATAGGCGGGGCTAATATATTTATTTTTCAGGCACCCCCCCTTATAACTTTCTGTAGAAACAACCCACCCCCCTTAAAGGGGTTGGTGTTTCGAAAACCGGTTGAATTCATTAGAGTGGGTTACTCCCAGACATGAAGCGCATTTTACGTCAAAAGAACTATACAGCGGCTTAATATTGACCTATACAAAAGCAATCGAAAGCGCGCGCCGGATGTAGTGTTAACCCTTAGATGAAAAGCCGGTATTGTTCAATCTGATTTAATTTGTATTTTTTACACCTTCGGCAATCTCAATCGTTTACAATCAATCAAATAAACGATTTAAGCCTATTTCAAAGCCATCTAACGAACTATATTATTTAATTGGTATTAGGATACCACCGGACACAAAAAAAGCCCTCTAAAGGGCTAATATGGGCTTTATGGCTTAGGCTGTATGTTGTGGCTTATCTTTGTAGGCTTTTTAAGTAGCTTTTAACGGGGTTTAGATTGTTTCAAGATGGTAAATTATAGCCAACAAAAAAGCCCGCATTAAGCGGGCTTAAAATCAATCAATTTAAGAGTATCTTACC